TTGTTTAGGGCAGAGCAGGCGGAAGGCTGGTTAAAGGCTCTGCCAATCCATAAAGATTTTCATTCCATGCTTGACAGCATGACAGAACAGTATTGCACTGGCGATTCTGAGGAGACAAGCAGAACCGAGTCGGCTGAGGGCTATCCAAACAAGACTTGCCGTAAGGCTTTATCTGTTTTTTATGCTACGTGCAATGAAAAGGGCTGGGATTACACTAAGCCCATGCCAAAAGAAAAGGTTAGAGAACATGTCATGGCTATTCTGCCCTTCAAGGTTTTGGAGAAAATTATTGACAAGCCTTTACGCATTCGCGGCATAGCCATGACTGCTGGCATGAGCAGAAACTTCAACATTTACACGCCTGAGGAACTGCAAAATTTCGCCCAGAAACTTGTTTCCGCGCCAGTTTACATTGAACATGTGGCTGTGCCTAACGCTGTTGGAAAAGTAACTAAAACCGAGTGGGATGGCACTAATCTTTGGTATGAGGCTGAAATCTACGATGAAGATGTTGCAGATAAAATCCGCAAGGGCTTAATTCAACATGTAAGCGTGGGCGCAGACTATGAAACATTAGACGTTTTAGATGGTAAAGTGCCTCATGGTTTGCATAATGCTGAGTTAAGTCTTGTGGCTGTGCCTGGCATACCTGAAACCAACATTCACGTTTTAGAAAGTTACGCTCCAACAGACGTTTCTGCATTAGGGCAGAAGCCGTTGAAAGAGCGTGAAAACGTGAACGAAAATGAAAATAAGCCTCAAATTTTGAAGCCGTTGATTGCCGAACGTGTTTGGACAAGAAGCTACATTAACGATTTGCCAGACTCAAGCTTTGCCCTAATTTTGCCCGGCGGAGAGAAGGATGAAACTGGCAGGACTAAGCCTCGCAGTTTGCGGATGTTTCCATATAAGGATGCTGAGGGACGGGTTGACCTTCCACACTTGCGAAACGCTAATGCCCGCTTGCCACAAGCCAAGATTCCAGAGGAGCAACGAGCCAAAGCCCAGCGTGTTTTGGTGGCTGTTAAGAAAAAGCTTGGAATAGGCGCTTCCGCTGAAGAAATGAAGCTTTACGAGGAGATAAATGCGGATGAAGTGGTTCCAGAAAAGATTGAGGCTTTGCCCGAACCGACTTCAGACGAGTTTTTGGCAAGCCTTGAAGACGTGCTGGACGAAATTTGGAACGCTATTGAAGGCCTAAACAAACGCTTAGAAGCTTTCCAACAAAGCACAAAGGAAAACGCCGAAGCCAAAATGGACAATGCAAAGGACAAAACAGAAGCTAAAGTGGACAACACGAAGGACATCAAAGAGAGCCTTGTGCAGAAACCGAAAGAACCAATGATGCCAGTGGCTGAAGCCATCCAAATTCTTGAAGGTTTGCTGCCAAGCCCAGCGGTTGAACATTCAACCCTTGGAATGCAGCGCATGTGTCAAGACATTCGCCGGGCTGTATGGCAGCTAAAAGAGGGGATGAAAAATGCCTGAACAAGCCTACATCGAAGATTTATATGAAAAATGTAGTATGGGGATGATTCCAACAAACGACATGATTCGCCATTGGCTAATCAACCTTGAAGAAAGAGTCCGTAAGCTCGAGACTTTACAGTCACCCAATGTGACCTTGCCTGGAGGACGAACTCGAGGCAAGACAAAATAAATTTCGGAGTGAAATAATGCATGTCTCAGCCTTCTGACTTGACGGGTAAACCTTGGATGGCTGTAGGCGAAACAGATGACCCCAACGCCATAATTGAAACCTTTACGGCTGCAGGAAGCATAACGAAGGGTTCTCCTGTTTACCTTTCCGCAGACGAAAAGGTTGCAGCGAGCCCCGGCGGAGACGACGCCATAGGTGTAGCCCTAAAAACCGTAAGCACTGGACAGCCGTGCCCTGTGCTTGTCAGAGGCAGGGTTAAGGTTACAGCTGCAGGTGCCATAACCCGTGGAAAAGCTGTTTGCAGCGCTGGGCAAGGTAAGGTTACGCAGCTTGTTGATCAGGCTGTTGATGAGGGCGGTTCCTCGAAATACACTATTTTCTATAACCGAAAGCTTGGAACAGCCTTGGAATCAACAACGACAGACGGTGACCTGCTCTTTATCTACGTGGATAAGTGATGTGCCGTGAAGCCTAAACTTTTTGAAAGCCTAATGGCTAAAGAAAGCGAACACAAGCAGCTTTACGAGAAACTCAGGGAAAAAGCGCAGACACACCCGTTTTTCAAGCGTTACTTCGAGGTCGGTGTAAAGGAAGGTTTGTTCAGCGACATGGTTGGCGCTATTGGGCGAATGCATGACACGCTTGTTGAGGCAGCATATCCAGAGCTTATAGGCAGAAACATAATCAATGTCCGCCAGACAACCGAGCCTTTGGAACGGTTTCCGCTCGACGAGAAAACTGTGGCATATCTATACGCTGAGGGCGGAGCCACAAGATTAAGCGGCAAAAAACACAGCACAGTTGACATCCAAACAAGCATTTTAGCCGAATCCAGCGAGGAATGGACAAGAGAGTTCGTGGAAGACGCCACATGGAACGTTATGGACAACATGGTGGAAAAGGTTGGCAGAGCCTTGGGCGAGACTGAAACTCAGAAAATCCTTGAGCTTTACGGAAACATTTCAGCCGGTGACTTGGCTGGCGGAGCGGCGATAAACCAGAATAACGCCGCTATGGATTGGACAGCGGTGCTTAAACTGCACAATGCTGTCCGAAGCGAGAACTGGCGACCTGATGTTCTGGTGGTTAACGAAATGCAGTTACATCAGCTTCTCAACGATGACAAGTTCATCCACGCTCAATACCTGCCCTCTGGAGAGACAGACCTTGAACGCGGTGTTGTCACCTCGATTTTAGGCATGAGAGTTTTGGCAAGCACCCTTGTGCCTAACGGAACCGCCTACGCAATTGACACCCGCGTAGCCGCGGTTATGCTGTTACGCAGAGACGTAACCGTTGAGGACTGGGAAGACCCGAAAACAGGCAAATACGGCGTAAGAGCCACAACGAGGTTCGGCTTAGGAGTCTTACGCAGCAAAGCAGTGGCGAAAATGACAGGCATCAAGACAACATGGTAAACCGTCCAAGGTTAGCCTATGCCCAAATACAGCGGAAAATGCAGCAAATGCGGAAAAACCCATTGCTCAGACCGTAAAGGCGACATCGTAATCTGCGACTGCTGGCGCATCTGCCCCACATGCGGTGCTGAAATGACGCCCTACACGCCCGATTTAGCGCCAAACACTTACGGCTTGGATAGCAAAAGAGAACTTCAAATCCTGATGGTTTGCAACAACACCGCCAAGCATCCGGACAACTCCCCCTTTTATAGCACTCAAAAACCCGTTGAGGTTATTTGCACATGAAAAAACGTGAAAAAGACTTACACCTTGCACGCACAGTGTTAGCGGAGCTTTTCAAAGCTGAAAACGGTTTAAGGCGCAGAGACCTTGAAAAACGCACGCTTATTAAATGTGGCACAAGAGCCACGTTTGACAGCATCCTCGCCTTTCTGAAAGCCCGAGGCTACATTGCAAAAGCCTCTGGCAGGCACATAGCTCCATACAAAATTACGGAGAAAGGCAAACGTTTTCTGGAGGCTCTTTCAAGTTGAGCCGCCTCGACCCACATGGCAAGAAGCCAAGCCTCTGGGCTCGGTTACGTGAAACCTTTACAAGACGTGAAGCTTTTGGCTATGCTTATCCAGGCTCTAAAACTTTCAGCGAAACCGCATTAATTCCGCTTGCCGATGTCATGCAGCTTTATGAGCGAGACCCAACATGCAAGGCAAGCGTTGACCTTTTGGCTGCAGCCACCGTTGGCATGGGCTTCTACACAACCGTTAATGAGGAATATGAAAAGGCTGAAGAAGCTAAAGAAGTCGTTGACAAGTTTAACGAAGACGTTAATTTGGACAGGCTTTTGAATGATATGGCCCGTGTTTTAATCGCATGTGGAAACGATTTTTGGCTGAAAATCACGCCTGAAAACCTTAAGGAACTGCATAGGCTTCCAATAGACGCTGTTGAAAAAATTGAGAGAAGCTATGTTCAAGATGATTTGAAAGTTCCTTACAAAGTTGAGAGCTACAAGCTAAAAAATGCTTATTGCGGAGAATCCCTTAAGCCAGAAGCCATCATCCATTGGCGAATAAACTGCGTGGGGCAGTCAGCCTTCGGCATAGGCATATTACAAGTTCTCTTGCACACATTAACCGTCAACTCGGATAAACGTCCCAGCTACGCTTGGATGAAAAGCAAACTGGAAAAAGTAATGCCGAAAATCTTCGAGAAATACGCTGGTCCAGACGTTTTAGCGCATTTGCCAAACGCAAGCGAAGAAACCATACGCAAGTTTGAAAAAGCCATAAAAGAAAGACCAGAAGAAGGCTCATGGCTATTTTACACAGGAAAACAAGAAGCAAACGTTTTCCCAGTCACAATAGACCCCCGCAGCCGATTTGAATACTACATAGACCACATCATAAACCAGTTCTACCTCGGATGCGAAACACCCCTACCAAGACTTTTCAGCACGCCAGGATTTACAGAAGCCTCCGCAAACGCAGCCCTAGACCTCCAAGACATGCTCATAAAACCCATACAACGCTACATTAAGCGTCAAGTTGAAAGAGACATTTTTGATACTGTTTTAGCCCAAGCCGGATTCGACCCAACAAAAGCTCAGGTTCGCTTAAACTGGGGCAGCCCAGAAGTCCCCGAAGTCGTTATGGCAGACATGCTTAAGGCTGCAGAATTAGGGCTTATACGCCCAGAAGAGTTCCGCAAAAACGCAGCCAAATTCGGGTGGGAATTATGGGAACAAGAAACACAGCCCAAAACTCAAGCTTAGCTAAATCATCACAAAAGGCTAAGAGGAGGTGAAAAAGGCAGAAGATGAATGGACTAAACATAGGATTAGGAGTTGCCGCAGCCCTAATCTACGCCTTCCTTGGATATTCAGCACAAGACAAACCATTCAACTGGAAAAAGTTTCTACGAACAGTTGCAGTTGGCGCATTCTCAGCCTTAGGCTTAGACATGGCTGGCTTAACACTTGATGTCTATACAGCCCTTGTGGGACCCACAGCCATCACAGTGTGGTTGCAAAAACTCATAGACACAGCGAAGATGTAATAGCTTTTTCCGCCATTTCCTTTGACATTTTTATTTCGTAATCCCTAAGCATCTTCACCAAAGGATGTTCAACATTAATCCTGTAAAGCTTGGCTTTCCCTATCCTTCTAGAAACCTTAACCATCCCATATGCCTCTAAATCTGAGAAATGCTTGTAAAATATTTGTTTACTCATCCCCAAAGCTTCTATAACCTCCTCTTTAGTGAAATCAAACAATAGATTGTCTAAGAAGAAATCAATTATCCTAAGCTTCGGCGAACTTCCCAAAGTCTTGATAAGAATCGATTCATATTTTTTACTCAGAGTAAAATTCCTCAACTTCTCTTTAGAATACTCAAATACGTATCCGCAATATTTATTCTTATTTCTGTTCATAAATCTCTAAATGTTAATATACATAATTAGCAATTTAATTGAAGTGGGTGAGAATTAGTGCCATTTAAAATTCGCGTAGTGGTGATTGGTTTCCAACCAGACCACGACCCCGTAACGGGTGAGGAATATACTCAGGTTAATTTAGGCGTTAAAATACCTATGCCAAGCCCCCCAAGAGAGGCTGTCTTTCCTCCACCACCAAAACCTATGGTTTGGAAACACATCATACATCTGTTCGTGCCGACAAGTAAATGGGTTCAGCAATATTCCATGTGGCAAGAATACGACTTAGAAATAAAGGATAATGGGGAGTTAGAGCTTAAGTTAGTAAAAGAAACTTAGGGGGTGTGCATTTGCTGAGTTACACGCAAGAAGCGCGCGCACATACGCAAGCGGAGTCCTTCTTACAATATTTTCAAAGGCTGATGTCTTATACAAAACCTCCAATATTCGAGACGCCTGAAACGTCGTATATGCGGGAGTCACAGCAGGAATATGTTCACATGGATATACCTGCAAGCTTGCAAAGATACGAGCGTATAAGAAGAGAATTAGGTATGTTATTTAACCGATTGAAAACGTTTCTCGAAAAGGGACTTATCGATGAACCTTCCATTAAGGAAATTTTGGAGCAGAAAATCATTTTTGAAGAAAGAAGAGCTGAGTTGGAGGAGAAGTATCACGGCAAAGTGGTAGTTGTTTGTAATGGTGAGGTCTTTGTTGGCGAAACAATAGATGACGCTGTTGCAAAGGCTAAGGCGAAACATGGTAATAGGCCATACTACTCCGAGGCGCTTGGCATCACGGATTTTCCCTCGGTGCTTTTCTAAATGTCTTTCTTTTTTAGATCTGGCGCGTTATATTCAAAAATTAAAATAACTGGAGTAGTTACTAAAGAATATGAAGCCCTTGTTGATACGGGCGCTGCCAAAACAGGAATACCAATAAATGAATGTCAAAAACTGGGATTAAGGGCTTCTGGAATTGAGTGGACTGAGGGATTATTTGGAGGAGATTACTTACCTCTTTTTGAATCTAAAATAGAATTCGCTGGTAAGGTTTTAGATAAGAGTATCGTAGGGCTTCCGATTCATATTCCGATTATTGGCAGAGATTTAATCCGACATTTAAAAATGACATTGGATTGGAGAATGTTAGTTGCTAATGTAGAAGATCCTTGATAAACACATTCATAATTTTCATCTGTTTAAATGTTCAGTTAATTCAGCGCCTTACCTTATTTATAAGAGTGTGTAATAACTATTTTCTCGTGCTTTCCTAAAAATTAAGGTTTTTTCGTTCCGATTTTTCAGGAAAATTGCTTTTATTTGCCCATTTCTGGTTCATAACTTAGATTAATGGGCCAGACCGTAAGGAGTCGATGTCTTGGCAAGTGTAACCGTTGATGATGTTCGGGATGTGATTAACGTTAGCCAAGGGGATATTCCAGACTCTAAAATTGTTAAGATGATTAAGCGGGCTGAGGTTACGCTTGAGCTTGAAACGGGCAAAGAAATTAATTATGAAGATTGCACAGACGCTGAGAAAGAGGCCATCACGGTTTTAGCTGCTATTTACGCTATTTGCTATTTGACTGGTGGGTCTGCTGTTGGCTTAAGCTTCAGCGTGGGCGACCAAAACGTTAGCGTGCTGAGCAAAGCTCCGCCGTTAGATGTGCTTCAATCTGAGCTTGAGCGAATCTTAAGCAACTTAAAAGGCTGCTATGTTGGGAGAGTATAAGCCTTTGGGAACAGTTCCAGAAGCCTACTATGAATTTGTCATGCATTATTCTCCTTACTTTTATGTGATAGCCACAGCAATGGCTCAGGACCCGCCAGCAGGACAAAAGAATGTAACCGTTAGGGATGGCTCAAAATTTAGGGTCGGATATCCTGTTGAGATTAAGGATGATGCCCATAGTGAATGGAATAAGGTTGCAGCTATAAACGGTAATGTTTTGACAATGGAAACTAATCTGCAATACACTTATTACGTTAACAAAAATGGAAGGGTGGAAGGCCCAGACCCAGCTTATGGAAGAGGCGCCTTTCCAGCAGCCTTCGCAATAGATTTTCTCTATGAGGCTTACAGTGATAAACAGTTTAAAAGTTGCAAAACAGAAATCTTGAACAAAATCGTGGAGCTTGCAGACTTTGTCTTAACGCAGCAATGCACGGACCAGCAGAAAAAGGCTTATGGCGGTTTCAAAAACAGTGAAAACGGAACAGAATACTGGAGCATTGACGCTGGAAGATGTATTCCTCCGCTTTTGAAAGCTTACAAGCTGACAAACAATGCGGATTATCTTAACGCTGCTAAACTTGCCAGCGCCACTTTCCTTCACAACATGCAGCACAAACCAAGCGAGGAAGGAATCCACGATAAGTATTATGGCGGTTTCGCCCGCTATGTTACAATTAACAATGACTGGTCTCAGCCCATGAACATAGAAGACCTTTACGATTTTATCGGTTTGAAAATGCTCTGCGATTATGATTCAGCCAACAAGAGCATGTATGAAGCAATGATGGCTGATGCTGCTGCGTTTCTGCGTGAAGGCTTCGAGCAGCTTTACTTGTGGTTTGACCCTAAACCTTTCGGAGACGGCAAATGGCATCGTGTAGGCTTAAGCGAAACTGAAGTTTACGATGACCCAATCAGCTTCGCACTGCTTGGACTTTACACCTATGAAGGCTGGAGCCTCACATGCCAAAGAGTCTACAATTTTGTCCAGACAATAAGGGCTTCAGCTCAGTATCCAGCTTATCATCCAGCCATTTGCTGGCCAGGTTATATTGATGTTGTTACAAGGTTTCCCGCTTGCCCTTACTATGATGCGGTTACAAGCGGAATCCTCTGGCGTATTAGGGCTGCCCATGACAAGCCAAGCCTCGCCTTCTCTATGCAAGTCATCCAGAAATATCAAGAAGAGTTCATGTATTGGGGTCCAAAGTTTGAGGATTATTCTCCGATAACTGAGCAGAAAGCTATGGCTAACGTAAGCTGGCTTGCACAGTTGTTCCTAAACTATGAGGAGCCATTTACACCTTTCACACGCATTTTGCGGAGTAAAGGCGAGAATATACTGCTTTATCCAATAAGGGCTGCTGCAGACAAGGTTGAATACGGCGAACCTTTAGACGTTAAAGCCATTGTCAGCCCGACAAGGGTTGAAGAGGTTTTCATTGAACCAGGCTATGTGATTAACGACTACATAACGGTTTACACTTTTGCGCCTTTAAGGCAGCATGACAAGATCCGTCGTAAAGGCGAGGACTACGAGGTTTTAGGCGTTCAAGCCTTCGACTTCCAGGGGGAAACAGCCTATTTCAAGGCGAATTGTAGGAGGCTGATAGGCGGATGAGCGAAGTTGAAGACTCTGTTGAAACTGTTATCCGTCTTCTCAGCAAGAACATGCGAGTTCTAAAGGAAGACGGCGCCTTAGCCAGTGTTTACGTCAGCAAGGAATGGTATGACCGCGAGCTTTTCAAAAACTACGACGGACAAATAACCGTAGGGCTTGCGGAGAGCAGAGACACTAAAATAGAGATGAGCGGTAGGGTTCGCAGGCGCCTTGGCACTTTAAGGGTTAACGTGTGGGCTACAGACAGGCCAGCCACTTCGGATTCTGGAAGGCTTATGCGTCAAAAGATGGTGGAAGAAGTCAACCGCATTGTAAGGCAGAACCGCAGCAGGCCTAATGTGATAGAGTATAATTTTGCTGGTTTAGGCTATCCTGAGGGCTACCCGCATAAGGCTTTTCAAACTGGAGCATCAAGTGAACTGATTCCTGAAGCTGCTGGCTGGACAGAGCTTACAAATCTTGAGTATCAAAAGATTTGGTATAGTGATGATCAGCGGTATTCTAAAAGCCACAACGTTAACGGTGAATATGCCCTTATGCTTTTCCGCTTTAAAATTGAAAGTCGAAGGCAGGCTGTTAAAAAAATTGTTTTAACGTTTGAAGGTTATGGAACTGCTCCAGCGGGCAATGGTGTTACGATTAAAGTTTGGAATCATGTAGCTCAAGCGTGGCAAAACGCCCAGCAAGGAACTGGCGGAGCCGATGAAACGTTAACCATTACGCTAACTGTGAATATTGTTAACTTTGTGGATGTTAATGGTTATGTTTGGCTTTTGGCGAGGACATCAAACCCGAGTAACGGTGTTACAGCAGCCGTAATATATTGCGATTATGCGGGCTGCACAGTCACGGTTAACGGCATAACATACTTGGATATAATCAGTTTTCGAGACGTTGACCGTGTAGATGTTAAACCCTTCATTTATCGCACGGAGTTTACGCTTAGGAGTTGGATGTTTGAGGATATTGGAGGTGCCTTCTAAAATCACAGTCATGGAAAACATGACATAAAAGGAGTGTGAAAAGAGAAAATGCCTGAAACCTATGGAGCCCATGAATGCCGTGTGTATTTCGTAACGGAAACAGTCTATGGCGAGACGCCAACGAATCCCGTTATGCTGGGAATAAACACGCAAGGAGTAGAGCCAAGCCTTGACCCTGGACTTGTAAAGGTTAGAGGTGTAGGCAGCAGAGACCTGCAAAGCCTAAACCGTGGTTTGCGAAAAGTCATATTGAAAATTCCCAATGCCTTAAGCAGCGAATCGCCCATAAGCTTCATTCAGCATGTTCAAACCCTAAATAGCTTAAGCGTTCAAGTGATCTACTACAAAGGCTTATTTACTAACCCTACAGATGTAATCAGCTTCCTGTATAAGGGCTGCAGAATCGACAAGCTAACAGTGGAATGCAATATTGAAGACGTGGTAAAGTCAACGGCTGAACTGATTGGGCAAGACGTAACTATTGGAACAAGCAAAATTTCAGGAGCCACTTACGGAGACTATGTAGGAGTTGTTCCCTACAATCAAAGTTTTGTTCAGCGAGGCGCAGCAGACGGCTCAAACCCAACAGACATTACACGGGTGACAGATTGGAAATTCACAATCGAAAACAACCTTAAACCTGTGCCTGTAATCCGCAGCACCTATGGACACTTGCTCAAGTATCTGCCGGCCCGCCACAGAAACCTTTCAGGCGAATTAACCTTCGAGTTTGAAGACAAAAGCGAGTTTGACGATATCATAAACGATGCAGAGTTCAGCCTAAAATTCGGGCTTGGCGGAACAAACAGTGCTCTATTCAAATATTGCAAGTGGGAAGAAGTTAGCACGCCGACAAAGATTGAGGACCTTGTGAGTTTGAAGGCGAAGTTTGTTGCCAGAGATGTTTGGATAAGCTGAGGTGGTTAAGGTTGGCTGTTGAAGTTAGTATTTTGGAAAATTTTGGACGTGAAGCCGAACTGCGCAAGAAATGGATGCATATGTGGGAGAGGCTTGGCGTTCGCATTCTAAAGATGCCTAAGTGGATGCAGGAAATCGTGCTTGAAGACATTAACACAGCCATACGAAACCGAATAGCGATTATGGAGATGATTCAAAATGCGAAAAGAAACCATTGAAATTGGAGACGAGTTTGGCGAGGAATATAAGGGACGCTACGTTTTCCAAGAGATTAGCTGGGCTAAGCGTAGCAGAATAATTCAGAAGCATACGAAATACAGCCAAGTGACTGGGCAGGTTCAAAGCAGCGATTATGTGGCTATCCAAGCTGAAACCATAATAGCAAGCCTTAAGGAGCAGCCACCACACAAGCCTATAACACTCGAGAAGCTGCTTGCAGAAGAGAATGGTATCCCAATAGGCTTAGGCGAGTTGTTCAGCAGAATAGCCAACAGGCTTAACAGCCTAAGTGTTGAGGAGGCACGTTTTTTGTCAGAGCACTCCGCAGAGGAAAACCGCACCCAGCCATCACAGAGTATAGGCTTTGCAAAGAGTTCGGTTGGACAATCACGGAACTGCGAAGGCAGCCAGCCAAAACAATCCAGCAGTTCCTCATAATCCTAAATGAAGTGGACAAGCAGACGGCTGAGGAAATGGAAAAGGCGAAGCGGGAGGCAAGGCTGCGGTAATGGCTTTAGAAATAAAATGCGATGTCAAAGGCATTGAAGAGTTTCAACAGGCTATGCGTAATTTTGATTCTGGCATTCAAAGGCATGTGCATAGGCTTTTGGCAAGCTGGGCTGCAGACGTGAAAGCCTTAGCAAAACAACTTGTTCCAGTTAGAACGGGTCATCTACGGCAAAGCATCTACGCAGAAGTCAGGGAATGGGTTGTCCGCATAGGCGCTGAAGCAACCTACGCATTGTTTGTGGAGCTTGGCACACGTTACATGCAAGCCAGACCATACATTTACCCAGCAATACAAGCGCATCTTCCCGAGCTTGAAAGCATAATCCGAGACGCCATTGAACAGGCTAAAGTGGAGGCTGGATTCCGTTGAGTTTTAACGAGTTAGCCATAACCATAACAGTTGAAAACTTTGCGAGTGCAGAGTTTAACCGTGTGGCTTCTGACGCTTCCTCAATGGGTTCTGCGGTCGGCGCAAGTGCAAGCGGGTTTGAAGCTTTGAAAACAAGTGCTGAAGCCACAACCGTTAGCCTAAGAACTGTTGCCACAGCCTTTGGAAGCATAGCACACATGGGCACGGCAATAATCAGCATCGCAGGAGATATGGGCATTGTTGATAAGGAAACAGCAAAATGGGCAAGGACTTTGATGGCTGTCTTCACCCTCATAAGTGCCTACATCCGTTTACAACATTACATGACTGTTTTAACTACTGGACACACGGCAGCCGTAGCCATAAACACGACAGCACAGTCAGCTAATGCTTCAAGCAGCATTGCTGTAGCAGCAGCCCACAAGATTAAGGCTGCAGCCACATGGCTGGCTGTTTCGGCTCAGAACGCCCTTAACATAAGCCACGCCACCTTTCTCGCCCTCACAGGAGTCGGAATCGGAGTTATCATTGCTGCAGCTGCTGCCATGGCTTATTTCGCCAGTCAAATGAACGTTGCAACGGATTCAGTTAAGGAGTATAACGAAGCGGTTGCTGAAACGCCTGCACGAACCCGAACCATTGTGAGAGCTGGAGAAGAGGAGCTTTACCGTAAAGGTGTTGAACCATGAGCGTTGAAATCCCAAAAATGACCATAGCCTTCGGAAGTTATGGTATTCCGCAAGCTGATGTTATAGAGTGTCGTGTGCATTTAGGCTGCACAAAAGAGGTTAGCAGCTTCGATTTGCAACTGCAGAATTGGAATGGCAAATACAGCCCAAGCGGTTCTATTCCGCTGGCTGTTGGCATGGATGGAAGCATAAGTATTGGAAGAGGCTCTAATGTTCCGCAGATTATCACTTGCCGCATTGAAAGCATCAAACATGAATCCACACCCGCAGAACATTACACAAGAGTTAGCGGGCGATGCTGGGGTGAACGTCTCTTCCGCCGTGTTTTCACTGGCACATTTGCGAACATGAAGGGTGAAGAAATAGTCAAACACTTGCTTGATTATTATGCGGGCTTAAGCCATGTTAGAGGCGGAACAGAGCTTGTCGAAAACACCGATACAACCTATACATGGCTGGAATACGAGAACACGCCTGTTTGGGACATCCTCAAATACATTGCTGAAAGTAGTGACAAGCAGGGCGTAATAGGCTTTGATTTCCGTGTTGCTCCAGACGGAAAATTCGAGTTTTTCCCAAGAAACAGCAAAACAAGCGCTGTAAGCTTAATCGATAAAATTGAGGTTAGCGAATACCGTAAAGATATTCACCGCATAAGAAACAAAATCTTTGTTTTAGGAGCAAACGAGAAAAAGATTCCAACAGACACTAATGAAGATGGCTTCACAGAGTCATTGACAAACTGGAGTTTATACTATACTGACCAAGGCTTAACCCTAAGTTCAGACCATGTGAGCGGAGATGGACAAGCCAAGTATAGCGACTCATATTCTGTTGAAGTTTTTCCCGCTTCAACAACTCAAAAAGCAAAAACTGGCATGTATCGAATCATAGACACAATTAAATGCAGAGGACCAGACGGTTTCAAGCAGCTTCGCTTTTGGCTAAAATGGGAACGTGACGGAGACGGAGACCCTACAACAGTTAAGGTTCGCCTTGAAACCAATGTGAGTAGCTACTATTATAAGGAGATTGTTGGGCTTGTAGGCAAAAAGGGTGAATGGAAAAAGATAGTTCTAAACCTTGAAGAGTATTGGGCGTCAGTTGGCAGTCCAGACTGGAATAACATTAACCGTATAGGCTTCATAATCGAGTTTCCATCAGACTGTTATCCACGCCTTTATGTTGACCACATAGTCTTTGAAGATTGCAGATTTTCAGCCAAACAGGAAGATACGGCAAGCCAAAACGCCTACGGTTTAAGAGAGTTAACCGAAACAGACGAGGAGCTTTTCAGCGACAACGAATGCCTTTTAAGGGCTAAGGCTTTACTCGCCCACCTAAAAGACCCTGTTGAATACATCACCATAAAAAGCACAGTCATAGATTATGCGAATACTCCACTTTTGCCGGGAGACAAAATCCATGTAACACTTCCAAACGAGAATGTGAACGCTGACTATCGCATAATAAGCGTTGAATACTATGTGGATGCTAAAACCCAGACGCTTGAAATAACATTGGAGCTTGGAAAAGAAATTCCGTTATTGGCAGACTACTTGTATGGTTTAAGGTCAACTACGGTAACAGTTGAAAAGCTTGCGAGAACAAAGCTTGGTAAAGGCTCTATTCCGCCAATTGTAAGAGCGCCAACAGGACATGACCATTCAGGCGAAACCATAAGACCAAACGCGGTGAACTGCAACACAGTCAACGCAGCAGCAAAGATAACTGGAAACGCTTTCAGTGATTTGTTCCCAGAAACAAGCGACACAGGAGCCGTAGGCACAACAAGCAAATATTGGAATTGCATAGCGGGCAACAGCGTCTGGTATAAAGCCCTTGGGCAATTCGACGCCCTTGACGATTTAGCTCTAATCAAACGCATCAAGGGCAATGGAAAAGTCGATGAGAAAGGCATACCGTTAGCTGATCCTGAAAGCCTTCCACCAGAAGTTACAGAAAACGGCTTGATTAACGCGGGAGCTTTGACGGGTCTTCTCATAGGGGCTGTAAAGCAGCTTGCCGCCAAAGTTGAGGCTCTTGAGAAAAGGCTGGAAAAGGGTGAAACTGTGTGAAAAGCGAGATTTTGAAACAGATTAGGCAACTTCAAATCGGGGATTTGGTTAGGGTTGAGTGGAATGATGCCTCGGTTGGCAAAAGCCTGAGCGGAGGTGTTCAAGCCATAGACGTTCCCGTTTTCAGCCTTGGAGTTTTTATTGGCGTGTTGGGCGAGAAGAACAAGCACATCATTTTGGGACAGAACCATTTCCGTTATGCCAACGGCTTATATGACATTGATTATACGGCTATTCCAGTTTCTTGGGCTGTTAAAATAACCGTTATCGCTAAGAACCATGTTTCGATGGAGGAGGCAAACCAGCTTCTAAGCAGCTTTCTCATGGGCAGCAGAAGACCTATGCACCACAGCAAACAGCAGAGAGTGATCAACCATGGTTCATAGGACATGGAAGCCTGAAGAAGAGGAACAGCTTATTGAAGAGTTTAAGAAGGCAGGCTGCAGCCGAGAGGCTATTCCACGATTAGCAAAGGAGTTTAATCGTAGCCAAGAAGCCATATTGAAAAAGCTTGAGCGTCTCGGTTTAAATGTCGTCGGCGCAAAATTTGAATTGACGACGACTTTTGAAATTCCCAAGGTTTTGCCCAGCCTTGAAGAGGTTTTGCTTCTTTTGGCTGGAGCTTTGAAAAAGGCTGCTGAGCCTGGGCTTGGCAGAACAGAGTTACAGCGCTTGGAAACTATTGCAACGCTTTATAAGGCGTATGAAAGTGGGCTTGAGAAATACGTGAATTATCGCCAGATTGAGGCTAAGCTTTTGGAGTTGGAGAAAAAGTATGCAGAGCTTGCTGAAAAAGCCAAGGGCGATGCGTCCAAACCAAATATTGCCTAAATGGTTCAGCCTTCAACAAAGCGTGAAAATAGTTGATGACGCTGAAGTGGCCAAAGCCAAAAAGCTAAGCAGTGACCCTGCAGAGTTTTTCCGCCAAATCGTGGGATTTGAACCCACACCCTACCAAAAAGAGTTCATTAAGCTTTTTCTTGAAAACCAGTTTTTAGCTGCCCGATGGTGTAGGCAGTCAGGCAAATCGTGGATTGTTTCAGCCCTGCTTTTATGGTATGCGGTTACGCATCCAGACAGTTACATAGGCGTTGTTGCGCCAAGCTGGAGACAAGCCAAACTTGTAATCCGCAGAATAGCCTATTTTGTCAAAAACCTTCCGCCAGGAATGGCTTTTAAACCGTTGAAAACGGCTATACGCTTCACAAACGGCTCGGTTATAGAGGCTTTTCCATGCAACCCAGACACTATTAGAGGACCAACGCTGGACGTGATTTACGCCGATGAGTTTAGCTTCATGCCCGACGATGAGGAAATGTATGATGCCATACTGTTCACCATAAGCACTAAAAGCCATGGCAAGTTTGTTTGCACATCTACGCCTTGGAGCACTGACAGCATCTTTTACAAAATTTTCTTTCATAAGGGCTTTGAGGATTTCGCAAAGCACCATGTTACATGGGAGCAAGCCCTTGAGCCGAACGGACCATTAAAACGGAGCATTCTTGAGAAAATTCGTAAACAGTTTGCTGATGATCCTTGGCGTTGGAAGCGTGAAATGGAGGCGGAGTGGGCTGAAGACGAAAATGTTTGGCTACCG